TCAAATTACTCCTGTTCCGAAACTTGTACGTATAGTCGCCGCATAAGAGAGTATATCACTTGAAAACTCGGCGGTTAAAGTCACAACTTCTAAAACATTCGGAACAGATAAAATAGCTACGCGAAGCGCTGCGGTAAATTGCTGTAAATTAGGCGTGCCAGTAAAAACATTCTGAAAATACGGAACACCTTGATCAGTATTTAAAACCATTTCACCGAGCAGCGTTTTAACTGCTTGCTCGCAATTCTGCAACACAGCTGTTAAATCATACGCAATAGCGATATTTCCCTGCGGTGTTAGATAAATATCATTGCTTGCATTTACTGATAAAGTTTGCATAAATCCCTCAAGGTACATCCGGCGTGATAGAACCGGTCGCTGTTATGTTTCCCGTTACTTTTAAAGTACCTGTTGCGGGGGTGATAAATGATATCGTTCCGCTATTAAAATTATCTATGTTAACGACCGGTGCAGAAATAGTTATCTGTCCTGCTCCCAACGTTATTTTCACAGTTCCATCTAAATTTTGCAAAACGGCGTTGGAAGCATCTTCCGATGCGATCGTGTAACCCTTCATGGTATCCGGTACGAACACCCCGTCCGCAAAACTTTTAACACGATTCGTATTTGGCGCGCTATTTGTATAGTTTTGCAAAAATAAAGAAATGTCACGGTCGTTCGCAACAACCCAGCCCAGGTCGCCCGCGTTTAAGTTGAAATTTAAGAAAAATCCGCCACCTCCGAGTAACAATACCGGAATGCTGGCAATTTGAGGTCTGGTGATTTGCGCACCCCCCGTGGTCATCACAGCTATGAGTAACTGGACTTGAACGCGATTTGCAGTGCGGTCATAACTGATAACTTGCGCGGGTAGCATGCCGTCGACATTTTGCAATATTTTAGAAAAAGCAAATTGCAAAACGCCTGGGAGACTACCATTATTTGCGGGATCAATATCCGGTACGTTATTAATAGTCATGGGTTATCTCTCAATCTCGCTGCTTCAGCTACATAGTAAAACGGTGTTTCCCGTGTAGATATCTGAAAACCTAATTTATAAATAACATATATACCATTCGCCGCCGGATAAAGTTTACTAATTATTTGCAATCCGCCACCTAGTACCGCACGTGTATCTAACAAAAATTTAACACGTATACCTTGCTCTGTAAATTCGGGTATACCGACCATTCCTGTTTCTGCGCTCACTACAACTAACGTATCTTGCAGCGGCACAAATGCATCTTTAACTACTAAAATTTTATCATCTATATAGATATTTATTCCGCCTAAATTACCTACTACTTTAAGCTGATTCAGGGCGGAACCTGTGAAATTATAATTAGCAATATTTCTTTGTTTGGCTTGAAACTTTAAAAGAGTCGCTGTGTCATCTGCAACTTGCTGCGCTATTTGCCCAAGCGTTGCTTGCCCCGGCTGATTGCGTGAAATTACGTTACCTTTAATAAAATTTCCGGTTAGACATTTTAATACTATCCCAATATCCGGCGGTTGCGTCACAACAGATGTAACAATGTTACCTTCATAAATTGTTGAAACTCCATAAGATTCCCTACCCGCTTCTACAATAATTGATTTTGGCCTCGGATCAGGATTGTACGGCGATGAAGCCGTGACTAAATAATCACGTGTGTCTTTATCTAGGTTACCTATGATTATCTCTGCTTCATTTTGCAGAGGATTACCATACTTAGTTCCGTTAACTGTAATAAAAAAGGGACTCGCATAGGTTTTTATAGTCCCACCTATGTCAAAAGTAACCCTTATTATCCGAAAATCAAATCCCACGCAGCGTATCCAATTCTACTTGGCTTGCATAAATTAAATTCTGAGTAACACCAAATTGAGTGTAATCCGGGTAATCATCGTTTTGAGTGATTAACGCGAAATTTCCATTTTCTAGATATGAAAAAGGAATAATCGGAAAACCAGGAACAGCTCTTACACCGGTGACTACTGCATTCCCATTTATCGCAATATCAAACGCCATCACTAAATTACCCGAATTATCTTTGCACGCGTGTATACGAATGTCGTATCGATTATTATCTAACGTTAAAGACAGTGATTGATTGGGTGAATTCACAATTGGAATTTCTTGCATAATCTATCCCACCTTTAAATTATTAAACGAAGACAATGCGGAATTAACTTCAGTATTTGTCGCAGCGGTTCCTTGTTGCGTTCCTCGATCAACGGTTGTTGCATCTGTAGGACTTTGAGGAACTATTCCGTACTGCGGTGTAACAAATCGTATTTGTCGCATACTTAACGCAATAGTTATGCCATTGTAAATATCCGCATCTTCTTGATGCGGTAACGCGGCAATAACTTGATTAGTATATGTTCCGGTACGCGTTTGAACTGTTAACAATGTTGCATTTGCGTAATATTGTTTTATCGCTTTGTATACATCAGGGTAATCGACGGACGTGACTAGTATAGAAATATCGATATCGATCGGCAGTATTATCCTATGATCGCTAATAATAGTTCCGGTTTCTGTCGGATGTTCCATGACTTTTGCTTGTTCACGCACTAAAACTTTTAACGGTCTCGCGTTCTTGAAAAGCTGGGTACCGCCCGATGTGAATATAGCGACAGTATCTACAGTCGTTGTCGGCAACAGCGCCTGTATAGTTGCGAGCGGGTTAAAATTAACGATAGCCATTAATTGTGTCTTCCGTCTGAGAAATAATTAACTACTTTCCACAATTCAGATTCTATTGATTTGCCTATCGCTTTTGAAACCCCTTGTGCATCCGTTGCCTGTGTTTGTACCTGAATTGAATCTACATTCACATGCACATTGCGGTTAAATGCTGAATTATTTAAAACACTGTTATTAGTTTGTGAATTTAACGGGGATGTCTCCGCAGCTAGTAAATAGTTTTTACTTTTTTGCATCATGCCGCGAATGTCATAGCTGTTATCTTGCTCCGGTGATAACAACCCGGACACTGTGCTACCTGCCAATTCTCCGAGTTGTTCGCTCGCAGCGCCCAATGGCGAAAGTAACGCAAATAAATATTTAGCCCATTTTTTTAAGATATCTGTAACTGTGTTATCACCTTTTTTCCACGCTTCGACAAATGAGTTAAAAAATTCTATATTATCTTCAACTACGTCATGTATTTTTTGGAACACTTCACCGAATGCAACTCCCAATACTAAAATCTCACCCCCGATAAGTATTATCGGCGAAGCCAGCGCACCTAAACTTATAGCTAATGCAGTCGCAGCCAGCGTCATTCCTGCAAATGCGCCAATCACGAAACTAGTGTGCTGCTGTAAATATTGAACGAACGGCACTATGCCTTTATTTAATAGCCACGTAAATGCTGGTAATAATTCTGTGTTTAAACGCGTGTATAAATTTCTAAAAGATTGACTTAAGTCTAAAGTCGCAGTGTCAAATCTACGTGCTATTTCTGCGTCTTTTTCTGTTGTTAATCCGAATTTCCCAAGTGATTCTAAAAGCTCATCGAGTCCTGCTTTACCTTTTTGTAAAAGTAAAATAGTAGGGTCTGTTATGCCGAGTGAACGCCCGTACATGAACGCTTGAACACGATTCATGCGCTGAAACGCATCTGCTAAAAGCGGTAAAGTACGTAAAGCAATTTCAGGTGTAGTGCCGAGATGTTGCGCCAATCCCATCAACGAATTTTTAAAATCATCCGTTGTGCCGCCGACTCGTTTTACCGCTTCACCCCACCTGTCAATTTCTTCAGAACTTACACCTAATACTTGAGATGCTTTACTAAGAGACGTGGAATATTGTTCTGCTTCTTTGAAATTCATTAAAATTTCATGCGCAGACCAAACGGATGCAACTAAACTTGCGAACGATGTAGCTAATCCTAAGAATTTTTGTCCAACGTTTAAAACATTTCTATCAACTGCATTAAGCGACTTTTGCAACTTTTCAGTTGTTTTCTCTGCTTCTTCGGTGCCTTTTTTTAAATCTGAGGTATCAGATTTAAATAGCAAATAAAACGTTTCAAAAACAGACATAGCAATTACCTGCGCTCTTGTGATTTTTTACCATGTTCTATCGCTAAATATTCGTTGTATTTAGTAACCGCTATTATTTCCCACAAATCAAATGCTTCTTCTAATGTGTAAATAGTTTTTAATTCGTTAAGGGTGGCTTTTCCGGAACTGACGATTGCGCCGATGAAGCCGTCAACGTTTTTAAAATCCACTGTTGGACTCTCAGGGCGAAATCGTCGAATAAATTCGAGAGGCGCCCGTTTTGCAAAAAACTGCAATTATACTCCAACACTTCAGATTCTAATTTCATTAAAATTTCCCAGTCAGGCACATGGTTTTTAATTAATTCTTTTGTCGTTAGTCTAAAAGGCGCATCATTTATTTTAACTGCAACAAAAGACATTAACTCAAGCATAATCGCTTCGTTATCAGAGTACGTATTAATCTTCGGTACGGCTGTCATCGGATACTGCGTTACTATCTTACGACCTGATATAGCGTCAAATTTAGAAATAATATAAGTGCTATCTTTTATCATTATCTCTTTCGGATCTAGTAAGGGAATCATAATCCACCTACCCTATTTTCAAAGCTAAAGCTATAGGGTTTAGTTTTCAAACGTCCAGCACTTGCGACTGAACTTGCAGGCATACCGTCCGTTAAAAACCCATTTTCTAAAACAACAATGTTTCCTGAGGGATATATGCCCGTCATCGTAATCACGTCTCTTGCGCTTGATTTATTTTTACCTGTGCGATTCGCTTCTAATAGAATTGCTAAGTTGATATCCGAAAAACTACCTGGAATAACATTCAACGTGACTTTAATCGGATTCGGTTTTTGCCACACAACTAAATCGCCGTTGAGCCCCATCCCACTATCGCCAATTTGCAAAACTGGGAAATCGAACGGATCAGAATCGTCTGCAAAATCTGATATAAGTAGTCCCACCGGGAAACTATTCGATGCTAAAATGCTAACGACTAGTCCAAAACCTGAAATATTTTCCATGTTCTAATCCTTTAAATTAGGGTATGTACGCCATTAACTTTTCTAATAACATCGTCTTTGCTGTAAACTAAAGTATATGTCGCTTGATACACAATCGGGTTTGAGCCAACAGGCGTGATCACGACGCCTAACCAATACCCACTGTTTTGCACTTGATACCAAGCTTGCGGATCACCCGTGATTGATGTGATATACAACTGCTGCACTGTGTTAAGAGTTTTACCGACGCTGATCGTTCCATTGTTTATTGCTTGCGAAATAACACTTTGCAATATTGTTCGTATTAATCCAACCCCTTGTGAGTTTGCCGGAACTTGACCGAGACTCAACAGCAACGACATGATTTGCGCGCCCGCTGCATCTTTCAGCCAAATTTCATTCGCATAAACATTCATATCAGCTGGATCAGTTGCCAGACCCATCAACACGCCGGTTTGATAAAACGCAATCAACTGTCCCGCAGTTTGTGTAACACCGTAATAATTAATCCGTAACGCATCATATGCATTAGCATCTACATCATCTGCAACACTCGGCGTTAATCCTGCCACTTGTTGAAACTCATAATTTTGCACGGAATTAAAAGCGCTATAATTAGTTGCAGCCATGATCATTTCGGGAAACATTTCAGGAAATTGCAAACTGCTAAACGTTAGAAGTTCCGTAGAAGTTCCAGACGAATTATTAGATAGCGTTAATCCTGTGGTGCCTATCAATCCCGTTACGATTGTTCCTGCTGGCAAATCACTCGCTGCATCAGCAATAGGCATGCCAACTGTGACATTAGCGTTAGATGTTAAATTAGTAACTTGATTAGAGCTTGATGTTAAAGTACCGGTCAGTTGAAAAGTAATTGACGGAGATAAAGTCAATCCCACGCCGCCGATCGACGCAAGTGCAGTTGCCCACGCGCTCGCATTAGCAACCGATACTGCTTGCGAATACATGTATAGCACATTCTGACTTTTGTTCCAGTTTGCCGCATCAATAACATTTTGCTCTGTGACATTTAAATTTGTTAAGAAACCAAATGAACCAAAATTATTAGATGCAGTTGCTGAATTTGTTAAAGTCTGCGTAACACTCTCAACAGCAGATCCATTAGCCCAAATCGCGCCTCCGCTAATATACGATCCATCCACTCCGGTTTGTTCAGGCAGCCAACCCAAAAAGCCAGAACCAGTAATGTCAGTCCCGCCACCGCCGGATAATACGTTAATAACTGCTGCACCTGCTGCACCCCCTACTAGGTCAAATCCGCCACGCACTGAATCATACGTAACAGTCGCACTTGTCCACAACGCGCCACCGCCCGTTTCTGCTTGTATTGCAGTTTGAATCACAGTTGCAACCGCTGCCAGACTTGCTGCTGCTGAAAAATTTAAAGCCGAAAGCGTAAAGGTAAAACCGCCCATAGTTAAAACAAACGAACCCGAGGTTACGGCTGTCCAATTTGCTAAAACTTGAGTAACTCCTGCGATCGCATAGATTCGCGGAGCACACGCAACATTTACCCATCTTGCGAATTGAATCGATTGTGGCGTTGTAGTGTTTTTACTAATCCACGAAAAATAAAACAACGATCTTTGGTATTCTTCTGATTGAAATCCAAAATAGCTCGCCACTTCAGCAGCAGTGGTAAATGAAATGAAAGACTGTGGAGGTAAAAGCGGGTTATTTGTAAATAGACGTGCAACTAATTCTCTTTGCGCAACCGTGACGCCTGCGCCGATCCCTGACACGATATTCACATATCGATTAAACGATATAGTCATTCTTAAACTCCTTCAATGTCTACTACATAAGTATTTACAATCGGCACGCTGTTAACACGTGTGTTTAGATATGTTAGTGTAAATTCAAACGAAGGTATCGCTTCAAAATTATCTTTGTCGTCTGTAAAATACGAATTAACAATATCCTTAATTCTTAAAATTCCAATTCCTGATGCATTGAGTATATCGCGAGTATTATCACTTTGCATTATGCTTGACACTTCCTTTATCAAATCAGCGGCTGTATAGTTAGATATGACGTTCGGATATTGAAGTACTAAGCCTGAAATTCGATACGTTGTCTCATAATACTGAGTTTCCGTATGCGTTATCGTACTCGCTATTTCGTCATATACGTTTAATCGTCCTAAAAATCCGTACCTTTTATCTGCAAGTTTAGTGATAAACACGGTAGGAGAATTAGGAACGCCTTGTTGTGTCGGCTGATTAGCTTGCTTTACTAAAACGTTTTTGAATCCATCCGCTACCAGTCCATTATTTATAATCGGCAAAATAATTTGATATAGCTGATTATCTGTTTTAACGGCCATTAAGTTTCCGCCGATGCAAACGCACCGTTACCGAAATTCTGGTTATTAGCTGAGAAACCGAATATAGATTTATTACCGGTGTCTTGACCTAGGAACACACATAAAACACCTTTCCAACCGTCAATGCTAAACCAATCCGTATTCGATTCGCATTGAAAACGTTGTCCGTTATATGCGATTTGATCGGCTGAAACTTTTCTTTCAACATCTAAAATCGGATTGGATGTATAGAATGTATAGTACGATTTTTGAAAATCTAGTCCGTACTGCGCGTATAATCTTTTAGGCACGGGTTGAAAACTGCCAACAATTACAAACGGGCTGGAATACGTTGTCACGTCTTGCCCTACAGCGTTAAGCGATCGACCCGCGAATTTATAGTATAAAACTGTTTGTTTCGCTATAACACTGAGTGCCATTTTTAAAATGTTTTGACCAGGTATCATACTGATTCTACCTTGCTCGTCAGAGCACCTAACATTACACCCGTGTCTACTAGTGGCTTGTCTAGCGCCCCTATCGTTTTTTTATTATTTTTTCGATGCAAACGATTGTAAATAGTGACCGGGCTTAACGGCGGTTCGTATATTTCCGCTATTTTTTTACGTATATCCCCCGCTGCGATTAAACCTATTCTTTCTAGCGAATTTTCAATTGTCATCTGACCGTGAATAATATTTATCGCGTCTTTTTCTAGTTGAGAACGCCACACATTCTCTTGCTCTACGATCGTTGTGCGCATAAATGATCGCGCAGGAATATGCTTAAAAGGGTTGCCGTATTCATTAGTTGCTGCCGCTTCTGCTATTGTTACATTCGTATCCGCGTATGTTGCTTTATTTATCCAACCTACTTTCACCGCTTTATCCGATATGTTTTTAACGGAATTTAATATAGTCCGTTTTATGACACTTTCTATGCGTTTTAATTCGACGGCCATAGCGAGCCACCTTGATATCCAAATGCTGCGCGAGGCGCGCTGCCCCCTATATAAAACCCACCTGCTGAATTAACTTGTAACAATGCTAGCAACTGTTGCCCGTAAGGACTGGTTGATAGCCACCACTGCCATTGGTTTTTCAAAGGCGGGGGTGTTAATCCCACGGTTATTTTATCAATTGTCGAGTTTTGCACAAGATACGGTATCGTTCCCGAAGCTATCAAATCGGAAATATACGTTAAATGCGCAGTCATCAAATTGATTGCATAATCTCGAGTATCACCTTGAACATTTCCACACCCATCAATATCCGACACGTAATTTATCGCACTGTTCCAAAACGCTTGCAAAGTATTTTGTGAATACTTCGCTGCGTTAGAGTACGCTGGAAACAATGCGATAAACGTAGAATAGTTAAAAACTATCGTCGTCATACTATCTTGATTCTTTTAAGTGTTGGCGTTTCATCTTCTGAATAGTCCCCTCTTGCATAATCGCTCATAGTGTAGGGAGCCGATCGATCTTTCGGGTTCATATCTTCCGTAAGTTTATCTTCAGACTTTTGTTTTTTAGAAAAGGTGATAAAACCTTTTTTAACGTGTCGCATAAAAGTTTCATTTTGTTGTAAAAACGCCATGTCTTCATCGCTTACAGCCGTAGTCACGCCATTCGGAGTCCAAATACCTACATTATCTGCATTTTTCGCGACACCGTGACCACCATTGATCAACACTCTTTTTTGAATGCGATTAAGACCTTGACCTTTTTCGGTCGGGTAATACATGCAATAGTAAGTACTGTTAGTTGCGGTTGAACACACGTAGTATGTCATAATTCTTTCTCCGGACTCTCTTTAGAATAAGTGATAAAACCGTTCTCAACATGTCGCATAAAAGATTTATTGTCTTTTAAAATTACCATGTCTTCATCACTGACAATCGTTAAGACGCCTTCTTTATATCTTTTTTTATCTACGTCGAAGCCTGCTTTGATCAATACCTTTTTCTCGATACGATCTTTAGCATACTTACAATAGTATGAATCACTATCCGCTTTCGAATAAACATAGAATGTCATCTAGCACCTCATGTTTTAGATATCAAAGTATCTAACCATAGCGTACGGACGTTTACACATTACGCCTGAAGTCGCATTTGAGTAATCTTCTTCGTATCCCTTAGCAAGTTGCTGCACACCTAAAACTTGAAACTTGGTAGGCACAACTTGTAAAAAGGTTCGGCCGCCATCTGTGGACATGTCGTTAATCTGCTCTGCGTAAAGATAAAAAACATTATCCGAAGAATGCGCAGCATTAAGCTGAGGTGCAGATTCAACACGGCAACGCGGATACGCGTTTGTCAACCAGTCTCTAACAGAAATACCAAAGTCAGTAACAGTCGTTAAATAGTCAACAGAACCTGTTGCAACTGCTAAAGTTAAATCGACATTTTCCGGATCAATCGTATCTTGTGAATTGTTACGTAATGTTTGAATCGCAGTACGAATGTCGTTACAAATTTCTAAGAACGATTTAACAGACCAAGTAAAACCATTAGCGCCTGTCGCAACTTGCACATACGCGGGTTCATTCGGATCATTTAAAAATCCGTATGTCAAGTTATTACCGCCGTTAAAACCGTTAAAACCGGTGTTATTACGCATGATTTCTAAAGACAGTGCAGCTGCTTCACGTTTCATGCCTGCATCGTCTACTAACTGACGTGCTGCACGTGCTGCTTCTAAATTCCCTACTTTTAAACCTTCTTCGAATCGCACAACGGATCGATACACGTAATTTACGTTCCAGCTGCCCATGGGCACATTGGTTGTGTCACCGTAAGGTACCGCAGAACCCGTGCGCTCCATAACGCCTTGGACTACTTGTTCATCTTCCCAAGAACCGCTTATCATCATCCCGACTAAGTTATCTATTTTTCGCGCAGCAGTCACAATAAATACAAAACCAGGAAGCCAATTTTGTAAAAATTGCACTGGTGTGCCGATGCTTCCAACTGTGACAGTTGGTTGCAAAGTATCCGCTGCATACTTGTGTCTTTCCATCAGCTGTCTAACTGACCCATCAGTTAAATTAATACCGAGTTTTTTTAAACCTCGATATTCTTTAACATCAAAATCGTCATATGCATGGATTTTTCGGGGAGAAATGTAGTGCCCCTCTTCGCGTCTATTTAACATATTTTTTCATCCTTAAAATGATTAGGTCGGAACGCCAATGCCTGGGTTTAGAGTAAGAACTGCTAACGCAACTCCGCTCGCGGCAGTCACTGTAAAGTTATCAACTACTGCATATGCCCACGATTTACCGCCTGGAAGAGAAGTAGTCGGCGCAACAGTTGAAAGCGCACCTGTGGTGTTATCGAATATGACCCAGTCGCCGATGCTTGCAGACGCAGGCAAAGTTGCAATTATCTGACCCATCGTCATACATTCAATTTGTGTAAAATTGGGAACAGTCAAAGTAGGAGATAAAGGCGAACCGCTCGTACCGAACAACGCAACTTCTTTCGGCGCTGCAAGAATACCTGCATAGCCTAGCGTGCCGCCGCTACCGGCTTGGCAAACACCTTGTGATGTCACTGTACATGCTGTCGCACCGATTATATTGTAAGCGGCACTCGCTGAGTTGATAGAGAAACTCTGTGCTCTCCATGGACTGTCGCTGAATTGTTCGCCGGGAACGCCGAAGCCTTGCACTAAACTCACAGTTGATTGAAAACCCATCGTTATTTACTCCTTTTCAAATACGCGTCAACACCTGACGATGCAATTTTCTCATCAGTTGCGTGCAACGGAACTACTTTAGCGTTAGTTGCTGCGACTAAATACCCTTCAAGCATTGCAGACTCTTGGCCTTTTTTGCAATTTAATCCTAATTTTCGAATCCCATACTTAGCTACTTCGCTATATGTCAAATCCGCGTGATCAAACGTTCCGATATGCCGCGACAAACGATCAGCTAAATTATTTCGTAATGAGATTTCGCGAAGCAAACTTTTAGTGTCCATGCCGCGACCTTTCTTATCTTCTTGTGACATTTCTTCTTCACGAGAAGTGTCTTCATCGCCCTCAATATTTGCTTTAGTCACAAAATCTTTTCGGCTATTACTTTCTTCTGCATCACCTTCGTGTGCGGCTTTCTCTGAAAGCTCTTCGTTCTCATCGTCTTTTGCACTCATCATGCCTTCGACTTTTTTAGCAAGTTCCTTAACCATGTTCACGCATTCAGAAAGAGACATTTCCTCGTCTTGAATTTCTTCTTGCTTATCTAAATCTTTTTCGTACTCTTTATCTGCCATGTTCTTAAGCTCCTTTGAATCTAGCGTAAATTTAAAATGATCCAGTACTGCAACATCTTTCCCCGAACGTCCCTCTGGAACTGACGCTAAGTGATTTCCACGAATTTCTTTTTGTATAGCATCGTATCTTTCGCCATTGTACACCCCTGGTCGTAATTCATACAAGCACCTATAGCCGATAGATAGCTCTTTTTTTTCACTGTCTATCAGTTTCGCTAATTTTTCTGAAAATACTTTTAGGTTCGCTTTTAAATATCCGTCTTCAAAATACACGTCTTGTCCGATCACACCATGTATACCTTTTTTCTCAGCGGGCATTAATCCGTCTGATTCTTTGCCCAGCATTTCGTGTTCGTCAGTCCACGGAACTAATTTAAATGAGTCAATCGTTTCAGGGTTTGATAATTCGCTTTCGGGACGATATACGTTGTAAATTTTATCGGGATCAAGAGAAGGATCAATTTGATGCCCCATATACGGAAATACGCCGACTTTACTAATAGGATTTCCTTGTATTTCAATCCAACCGTTTATATCTTCTTCGCGTGCGCTCATGGTATTTTCTCGATCATATATTTTAAAAGTTTTACCGTTATCACCGTCTTTAGATTCGCGTTGCTCTGAATACGCTATTGCAGCGGCTTGTTTTTCTGAATAACCGCTTCTAACAAGCTCAGCGATATTGTCCGAGCGTGTCTTGTCACTTTTCCCTTTTTTAAGCGGCATATCTTTACTCCGTAAAATCTAAAACTGGCCGTAGAGTGCACCTACAATTCTTGCTTATTATTTCTGTAGATGCTACGTTGTACCATCCGTTATTACTTTCAAGAGTATAAACATGTCCCGAAAATTCACTGATGATTTTCTTATCTACGCGAAAAAATGTTTGAATGGGGGAATGACAATACGCACTTTCTGCGATAACACGCGTACAAGCCCCAATCATCTCGCAAGAGCACTTAAGCACCGATTTAATTATGTCTGCCCCGCAACCCAAAAGCAACGAGTGATTAATTCCTTCTCCCAGGATATTTGCGATAGTTATAGTCGCGGGACAAGCTGCCAAAAGTTGGCGAAAGATTGGGATACTAGCAGACAAGTTATTTACCGTATTTTGAGCGAAAACGGTATTCTTCTCAGAAATGCAAGTAAAGCAAATATCATTCGTATGTCGAAGCTCACTGCTGATCAACGGATCGCTTTGTCTAAATCTGCACGTGCAGCTAGACTCGAAAATCTCGGGATCAAAGCTAAAACCGCTCGGATATCGTACGACATTGGTCAAGGCGAAAACCAGATTTTCGAGCTGTTGAATACCAGTGGTTTCGAACCTGTTCGACAAACTACCTGCGGGGACTATTCTATCGACATTGTCTTCGGGAATGTCGCCGTGGAAGTTAAATTTAGCCGAAAGTTCAACACTTCTTACCCCTTCGATAGAATCAAATATCTCATTAAAAGTGGGTATATTGTTTGTTTCTTTGTTTTCAATTCTATTGATGTTTTCAAATTTGCTGCTAACGAGATAATCACCTTCCTTAATTTCATCCGCTCTCAACCACCCTCGCTGCGTGAGTATTGGGTGATTAATTGTAGAAGTGAAACTCCTGATGCCGCCTATATAGAAAGTAATAATTTTTCCGACATGCTTATACCGCCACACATTAGCACAACCGTTAGCAAGCGATACTTGAGTTGATCCGGTAAAACAATTTATCGGATGCCCCGGAATTCCACGATCTGCTTCCGGCACACCTAATTTTGCTTGCTCTTCTTCTAAATTTGCAAAACTAAAAATCTCGCCATTTATTTTCTTGTGCGATTCGCGCGGGAACTGTCCACCCCCGCTGTGTATCCATTCAAATTTTTTAAAACCCGCGTTTATCATTCGGATTTTATTCACAGTATTATACGCTTTTCGTGTTTGATCAAGCGCCATTAGTTTTGCACGATTTAAACTTATCTCGCTATACTTGCTAAGATCCTCTGTGAGTGACTTGACGCCTTCGCCGGTCGTAATCGATCTCATTACCGATCCAGTGATATCATTGAAATATTTTTGCGGAAGTGATTCTATTAGTGCTACGTTCTCAGCAATTCCCGCTTTTACAATATCTTCCATGCCTTCCGGCACTGCGCCCGTATTTATAGATAAGCCGCCGCTCAATTCTTTTAAACTCATGTGCAAATTAGATTTACTTAACTTAACAGTATTCGATAGCATCGATTGAGCTAAAGGTTTAGCTTTCAATGAGAATAGTTTTGAGAATTTTTCAGTTAAATAATTCGTTAGTATCTTTGCCCGACTTGCTAAACTCGCATCTTGTGCCATTTTCTTTTGTTTCATAAAAAATTCTTTTGATAAATCACTTTTAAACAGATTAGTAATCTCATGTTTTGTTTCAAGAACCATCTGACGAACTAATTTTAAAATAGCCGCTTTATACTTCATTTGCAGTGAAGCATTATACTGAAGCGTATGCCCGCGAAGAACAACTGACCTATTCGCGACCCACTTTGCTTTCGTTTTCGTTAGTTTCGTTTTCTGCTTCTGTCGTTTCGATGATGTCATCTTCGTTCATCCCGGTATAACCACTTTCTGGATCGAGTATTAATCGTTGTCTTTCGTCATATCCGTCTATCGCACCCGAATTTGTTAGTATTTGCGCTGTTTCTGCTTTCAATTTATTAAGTTCTGCTAATTCTTTCGAAGTCATCGCGTCCAAGGGTTTCCACATGATTTCAACTTCAAAGGGCTCAATTCCATATTTCGGCGAAATTTCTGATCTCATCAATATTAAGTGGTGTCTGTTAACGAATTCGGTTAAATTATTTGCTTGCAAGCTTTCTAACATTTCGTGATAACTTGCCTCTTCATATTCGCCCGTTGAGTTGAACCCTTTGGGGGTGGTTCCGAGTAATTTCACAGCGGGGACGTTCGCAGCTGCTGCAACGAGTTGATACTGTGTCATAATAACTGCGTCTAATTCTGCAAGAGACGTATCAAATTGTTCCATCTTTTCATCTAAGCCTAGCACTTTAACGCCGTAATTATCTCTATAGTATGCCCATTTTTCTAAAGTAGATGCGAGTACGGGTTGATTCGCGACGAACTGCGAAGTATCGATATTGATGACGTCAGTTCGTTTCGTAAGTGCGAGCATCGGCGCTTCGTTCGCTGTGCGTTCTGCTGCAAATACACGTTCTGCTATTTTTTGTGGAATTGGGATGCCGCCGTAAATGTACGCCGGTTTTAAAATGTCCGCTACTTCATCTGTTTTAAAGATAACTAAGTGCGTTCTGTGAATCAATTTACCCGCAACATTCCACCAAGTCGGCTCATAAAAATGGACGCTGGATGGGTCGCCAGCGGACGCCGGATCTAATTGCGGGGAAATCCAGTAAGGGTCAATCTGTGAAATCCCGCGGTATGAATTAGGCGCTATACCATCAGGATTGAACGGTTTGAAATAATATTCTGGATCGTCGGATTCGACTTTAAACATCGCAATTCGAATGCCGAACACACGTCCTAGTTTTATAAATTCTTTCATGTTGGCGTTGAGGCGATACTTTATATCTAATTTTTTTATTTCATCCAGTATTTCGGTATCAACTTCTTTGCCATCATTTACTGTGATATCGAATCCGGCTCGAATAGCATCATCTGCGGGCATCGCGCAACACTTATCAACAAGCCAGTGCTGAGCGATCATCGCGCACAATTGCCATCCTATAAAAGTCTGATTCGCAAACCACAACATTTGCCCTTGCGGAATTACGTTATTGCCGTAAAAGGGTGCTTTGACATTTACCTGATTGTCCATAGAAAATGAAGTTTTTGAGAGGGGGTGCACGGAATGCTCTAAATTTCTGTCGAAAGCGATTCTTATTTCTTCGGATTTATCGCTATAGTTGATAGTGTCGGTCGTAAAAATCGGGCGACGAGGCTCGTGTTTCACTTCAACTTTCGGCTCTACTTTTTTAAATCTTTTAAGAAAATCCTTCAGCACTAAAAAAACCTCTTAATTTTTTTGTAGGTGAAAAAGCTATCATAACAGCGTCCGCTTTGTTTGGCGACTTAGAACCATCTGGCATTTTATTTATGACAATCTTGCCGACATTGTCTGTGCTGTACGTAGGTTGCGAGAGCTGCACTATTAAATCACCCAATCCCGGTATAGCGCTAGATATCGATATGATATCGTTTTCGTCTATTTCCATTTTTTCATATATAGCACGATACGTATTTTGAAATTTACGCCTCAACGCCCACCACGACTGCGATTTATAATTTTTAAATAGATCTTCGTTAGTGCGTCCCCTGGCCGTTTCTGGCGAATTTGAAAATTTCTGCTTAAACGGATCTCCTTTTGGGTCGACGACTGCGCCTGAGCCGCGAAATGGTTCGAATTTTATTTTATGTTTTCGAGATTCGTTTATCACACGTGCATCGCCCCGAATACCTGCTCCGAGGCCATCCGCGTCATACATCACAGATTCGTAATCGTGTACTTGCGCTATTTCCATTGCTTTTTCTGTCGTTTTGAACAAATCTCCGTTAACTCCCGACCATTCCTCGACTTGCTCTAGTAAAAAACCATAACGTCCTGCAACAGCGTTTTTGTCCCGTCCTTCATCCGCCACGTCGAGTGAAAGTATTCTCACACCGGTTGGTTTTAGCGAGAGTTTCAAATGTGCATCTACTGCTGCTTGTACCCAATGCGCAGGAATAACAATACCTTCGATCGAGGCGCTATAACTTAAATCTATCTCTTGCGCGATGACCACGGGGTCATCAATTTCGTAACATTTTTTTCGATACCATTCCTCATCTTTGCGCGGATCATCACGCCAGTGAAATGTGAAAACATTTACTTTACCCCCGAAACGTTTACGCGCGAACGGATTATTCATGCCGTGCGGTGTTGATACATCTTGCCGACAATTAGTCGTAGCTGAGAGTGACGCTTCGACAAGTTGAGGACGCGGTAAGAATGCAGATTCATCTACAAAATAAAATGAGGTTCTATCGCCTCTTCCAATATTGTCCCCTGCTTCTCCCGTAATAACTGAACCCGTTTCAGGGAAAAATATTCGCATGTACGGTGCATGTTTTCTTTCATCCCATCCACCTTGAAACTCTTTGGGCAAATGTGAAATGAATTGCCGCACTTTGTAGAATAGAGATTTCGGATCACCTCGACTATCAATGTACTCTTCTTTACGAGATCCGAACCCTACGCTTAAACTATTGTAAAGAAGACACATGACTGCCGATACAGCTACAAATAACCAACTCAGACCCATCTCTCTCGATTTTTCAGTAAGTCCCGGTTCTCTACTTTTCCAACGCATTAAAAACCAGTTAACCCACTCTTCTTGTCTAGGGAATAATAAAAACGGAATAACAGCGGGAAGACCTATTTCAATATTTCGAGGATCGTGCGTAACACCCCAATCTATAATAAATTGCGCGGGATTTTGTTTATAATACGTCTTATACATTGTGGTTAATTGTGGCGTCCTACGAATTTCTTTTAATCTCGCAAGACGCCATCTGAAAACTTTTGAGTAATCCGGTTTTCTAAAATCGAACTCAAAAGGTATCGGCATACTATTTTATTTAATCATAAAATTCAGGTCGGCTAAAATCACAGGTTCTATTTCGACTTGATTTTTATCGTTACTTAGACTTTCTTTAGCTATAGTATTAATGTCTATATTTATTTCTTTGTCGATTATCGTGTTGATATATTCGTAAAATTCATTTTGCTTTTCAACAGGAGCAAGAGATATATCAAATTGTCTTGTCTCTTTATTTTCTACGCCGAGTTCTTTCACTAATTTTATTCTGACTTCTTCATATACTTCTAATTCTTTACGCATTTGTATAATTGCTTTAGATACTTCGTAAGAAACAAGAACAGGCACTTTCATTTGCGACAGTCTCATCAACGATTGAGATCCTGCGATTAAATCTTTCAGCTTTACAGTTATCATTTCTTTCTCCAAAAATAATAAAATACGAGTATATATTTTCCACACAGTAAACGCTAGCCGTTCAGAGGTGGTATAGCCGGTATACTTTGCAAGCAGGTTTGGACTGCTGTTTGCACTGTTAATAGAAACGATTGAAAAGCCGCGTAACTATTCGGGTAGAGAGTCGGTAAATTCGGGTTTGCGTATAACGCTTGCCCTTGGCTCTGCGCTATAACTATCGTTTGTTTTATAAAAGTTAAAGTATTTACAATATTTTGGTATTGGTTTGTAAGTGTTTGCATATCTGAAATTGTAGTCATTGTTTTTTAAACCTCTGTAATAAACATCGATACTAGATCAACTGGGACGAGGGCATGCATTTCTTCCACGGTTTTACAATTCGAAAAATCTATATCTTTAAAAGCTCTTAATTTTTTACGATCTTGTAATAACTTATTTTTTAAATCTGAATCACCATCTTCTTCAGCCATTTCAATTTCAGTTGAAATTTTAGATATTTTCTCATCGATAGCCGAGTTTAATTTATTCTTAAACAAAGTCTGACATTCATCAATTTTATGATAAGCGTGGCTAATCCCGTCGAAATGCACATGGCCGTGATACTCAGGATGTTTTTTATTTAAATCCCAGTATGACTGTAAAAATTCATCTGGTTCTTTCTGTATTATTATCATAATCCTAACATCCCGTAGATTGTAAATACCGCGGTGTTAATATTTCCGCTATTAAAAAATACTTTAAAACTATTTATGCCTGCGGTTGCCTGCGTGCAATTCACTAAATATAGAACGCCGCCTTGGGTGATCGACCCCGAGATTTGAACAGTGCCGTAATTTAAATTTCTAATAAACAAATGTCCCGCAGCGGCTCCCGCATTAGCAAATCCTGCACTCAATATGATAGAGGATGTTGAGCTTGAATTGCTCCACGTAGTAGAGCCGCCTCCCGTATTATTACTCGTGACACCGCCTGTATAGCCGCTAGTTAAAAAAGAGCTACCAAGATTATTAGAAAGTAGGATACCTAACGCATTACCCCCGGAAACAGGCAGTAAATTTTGAAATAAAATTAAAATGGTATTAAATTGAGTAATGGGCAACGCAGTTGACTGCGTAAAGGTGATTGAAGCTACTGTACCACCCGTTACTGACACCGTTTCTAAAAAAGATAAACCCGCAGTCCCAAGCCATGCAGATCCGTTATAAAAATAGGGCAAACCCCATAAGCTATTAAAAACTTCTAATCCGGTAGGGGGACTGCTTATATTAGTATAGGGGGCACTATTTAACGGCATTAAAAACCCAGCATTGTTACCGCTTGAAAATAGCGAAAGTACCGCACTGTTCACAAAGGATGTGGAACCAATCGCAACGACATTGCCTGTGCCTCCTTCGCCCTGCAAAATCAACGGACGACCAACAACGCCATTTTCTACCGCTTGAATCCATGCGTAATTCATCGCAGACGCAGAATAATTGACACCCATAGCTAAGCGCGGAATACCAGGAGCACTTGTCGTAGTACCGCTTAGAAGAATAGACCCGATTTCCCCGCTTGGTACAGATGACGCATCAAACACATGGAATTTAGCCGAAGGAGCACTTAGACCGACACCAAATTTACCTGATACCGCGCCTCCGTTGGCCGATGTAACAGTTCCGCTTGCAAAACCGACTTGAAAATTTCCAGGTACAGAAAGACTTGTCGCAGGTGAGGGATCACCTATACCCACGTTGCCGCTTGTATTTAAAGTTATTCCTGTTAAAAAACTTATAGCGCTTCCAGCCGTTGTAGATGAATAATCTATCTCAAAAAGATTAGACGTTTTTGCAAATCTAAAATTACCATTCGAAGAATTGCTTATGATACTCGTGCCGTTATAATAACAATCCCAAAACATCTCGAGATTGTCCCGGCCAAAAACTTCAAATATTAGATACGCATTTGAACCTGTTCCGCCTACTGAAAATCCAGTGCTATTAATATTTCCATTCACATCTAAGAAAGAATTCGCATCAGGTAAACCCGTGTTAATACCTAAAACACCCGGGATATAAACGCCTGCTGTATATCCTATTGTGATTTTTTTAGGAGTTCCTAAATCTGTCGAAATGTAATCTATGATCCCCGAATTCGGTTGTATCCTTATCATTCCGTTGGTGCTACTGCTTCCGGTTTGAGTAGAATCTACAATCGCTAATTGACGATTACCGGTAGCGTTGTGCGCCATCATTAACGCAATACCATCTGTCGAAGAATTCGCATCCATCGAATTGCCGGACAATACTATATTTGCGTAACGTGCGGTTTGTACGCCGACGTTTAAAGAATAATTCGGCGTGGGTTTAGCAGTCGTTGCGATGTCGACACCGCCTTGTTGAAAATAAGCGGTATAACGAGTGGTACCCGCCGTTTGAATCGAGCAATATAGACCGTACGAAGTGGTTATACTTCCAGATCCGGCGAGTGATCCGGAATCTATCCAATGACCGTACGCTGTTGTATATGTTTGTCCGCTCGGAGGCGAAAGACGAATAGCAGTGTATTGCCCCGCAACATACGTAACGGAATTGCAATTAAAAATAGGTTCTACATCAAGTCCGAGTGCGATGGTTCCTGCCGCGCTACTAATCGTCGAAATTACTTGTAATCCAATGTAGGTAAGTATTGAACTACCACCGACTAACAGGCTATTCGTTATATAAACATTCGCAGGGAGACTTACCGTAGCAACGCCCGAAGTCGTCGAAACCGATACTTGATTTGCAGTACCTGAAACTGCCGTTATGCCGCCAATCGTACCAGTATTTGAAATCGTAAATGCGCCCGTTGAAGGGTTGAACGATACACCTATTCCCGTCCCCGCGCCTATTGACCCTTTGATTAGATTTGTCGATGAAGTTTGACCGACGAGTATCTGCCCGTCTGTGTATGTGCTAAATCCCGTTCCGCCGATAGACGAGACGAGGGGTATCGCAGTCCACGTCATCGGCGCGGCTGATCCACCACCTGAAGCTAGTAAATATCCGGCTACCCCCGCCGTTACCGGTAAATTAAAATTATAAGTGCCTGCTGTCGCTTGCGGAAGTATCGATATCAAACCGCTTGACGAACCGCCTAATTCTAATCCTGCGAACTGGGGCGACGAAGTAGTCGCAATATCTTGTATCGTGTTAATCGCCGCTGCTGTAAATTTTAGATTTGTTGTGTTGATCACAGCAGATAAAACATTACCTGTGATTCCGATTCCGTTCCCGGCCATGAAATAATTTGCGCGTGTGAATAGGATTGGGGAAGTTCCGACAACTATCGTACCGGTTGTCGTCTGATACCACATCGTGCCTGCATTGAGTGTACCCGACTCTATGATCGTGTATGTTCCTGCAGCCATTTCTGCGCTGGTGTTATAGTCTATCGCGCGTGTCCATACTTCTTGTATTCCCGTCCCGCCGAGGGTAGACACTGTATAGATGCCGTTTTGCAGCTGATTCGCACCTGCTTGATCTTTCATCAGTACTCGATATCCGAGTACCGTAGTAAAACCATCGATAGTCTGAGAACCTGTCGCTGTAAAAGTGAATGTCGCGCCAACACCGCTCACACCGTTGACGTATATTCCCGTCAGTGCTCCGGTCGTTGCAAGCGTGCAAGGCGCTTTCGGGCTTAACCCTGATATAACTGCGTTGAGTTGTTGAAATGTAACCGCTTGTAACGCTAGCGTTGCGTCTGCGTTGAGTATCAAATTTCCTGTCATCGTGCCGCCGGTCAGTGGCAGATAACCCGGCAGAATTGGCGAACCGCCGTACGGCACGTTAAAAACTGCTAACCATTTTATAAATTCGCTGGCTGAGATCATTGTTTCACCCACCCAGAAATAACGGTTATGTTCGTTCCGTTGTTCGTAAAGGTCTGTTGATAGGTATTCCCGACATACACGACTTGAATGTATGAGACGAAAGAACCTGAATAAGTTATATTTTGCGTAAGTGCATCCAGTGGCAGCATGACGCCGTCACTTGCCAAAACCGTCAACATCGAAAAGCTCTCCTTGCATGATTTTTTGGTAAAGTCTGGATGCTTCGTTCGGATCGTTGAGATCGTTGAAGTTTACAGTTATCCCATTGTATATTTTATTTTTTAATTTTTCATCAGCAGTTTGTAAATCTTCAAATTTACCCACGGTTTTCAAATAGTACATGATCGCTTTGAGATCACCGCCTTTAGCACGATCTAACAGTTTTCCTGCCACTTCACTGATCGCTAATGCTCTTCCACGCGCGAATGTGAGCCCGATTTTTGGGTATTTAGATTTTACGTCTTCCCATTGCTGCATGCTCACTTCGTAGTAGTCAGCGATCTGATTTTCAGTTAATCCACGACCTGCGAGCAATTTCACATCTTCAAGAAAACTCGGTCTTTCGAAAAATGAAGTCATTTTAGTCCTTATCGAACATATCATGCGTAATATTAAAACATATCCACGCTGGAATCGCTATACATACAAGATAATAGACCAAAGTGTCGTTTTCTGTTCAAAAGTTGCTGAATTTTTTATGCTCAAAAAAATCATAGCGAGCACTATACATGCTCGTTATTTTTACAGCGATGTATAGCGTATTTGTAGCATAAATATCACACTAAACAGCGATAGTTGAACATATTGTACGTTTTTTTAGATTAATATTTTTACAATTGTTCAAAAAATATGATAACCGATGACTTTATACAGTTTTTCAAAAAAAGACAAAAATGAAAGTCTCTGACAGTTGATGTACATGTGTAGTTGTGATAGATTAGGTTATAACATTGATAGACTTAGTATATACGAATGATGCTTCGGTTATGCCTCTAAGCCACGTCTGCCAACGGTCTGTATTGTGCTTAGGCTATGCTGCGGTTATGTGATTGCATGCAGTCAGACGACTATACTTAGTTAGTTAACTTATTGATTAATATTAATATAATAAAGTATAAGATAAACACAGTATATACTAATAGCGGGATAGCGAGATAACCGTACGTTGTTTAGAGCTGGGAGTGTACAACGTATGTATATACTCGTCGTACATGCCGATGTGAAAAAAGTATAAATAACTTCAACTATCGGTTATCTCGCTATAAAACTATACTCATGGTAAATACGGCCTTATTAATCAGTAGGTTACGCATAACCGACCCTCTAGCGAGGACAGCACATTGGTATATACCGTTGTGATAAAATGACACAAATTATACAATTTTTTAGTATTTTTAATAACCAAACGGAGATCAACCAAAATGAGAGTAGTTTTCAGAAGAACAGCGTTACAAGAAGGATTACATAAATATTTCACTGGAGAACCGTGCAAAAACGGTCACGTTGATATGAGATACACTGCGACCGCTTCTTGCGTGAGTTGCCGCCGTGAATATAACCGTGACAAATTCATGGTTAGCCGTTATTTCAAAATTTATCGCGAAGAGGAGGATTTTATTCAAGAGCTGGTAGGATATATAGCGATGTGGCGTAAAGATCTTTCAGGACGTGAAAAAATAGCTTTCTTGAAGTCCTACTTTGAGACTCTTAAGTTATAACCTAGCGGAGGACTGAGAGAAGTTACGAAAACTAGGTTCTCTCAGTCCTCCTACTGTGCTTAGTAGACTACGTAATCTGTTAGCTGCCGTACTGCGCATTCTCGTAATCACGGACAGCTTCGCTCGGCGATATGCCCTCTTCCACTTTCTCTCTGTGAATGTAAATTCGGGGTTGCACCGTTTCGTTTTTTGGTATTCTGCTAGCGCGCCCGTTTGTGAGCGCGGGGTGCAGAACATACCCAATGTCATTTAAAAGTTTCTGTATCCCCTGCGCATGTATATATATGCGTGCTTCTTTCATTAGCGCTAAGAGATGAGTAGAACTGATGTAACCACCGCGAAAACCTACGCGATTACTTTCGATAGCTTCTATTAGTTCGTCATGACAGGGGGTGCGAACTGATAGATTGACAGCTTCGACAGTTGAAGATGTAAAGGGTGCGACGAGACTTTCAACCGCAGGATTGTACTTGTCCGGTATTTCGAGATTTTTAAGATAATGAGTTGTGTATTTAAATCCCTTGATTCTAAGCCACATTACTAATTCTCTAAAATATTTCTCATCGAGTCCTGAGCGTATAAGCTGCTCACGAGACTGTTGATGGCTGAAAAACATAGCGAATCGTCTTGTTTCTTCTGTTTTTCTAATGCCGTCTTTGTGATTAGTTGACAAAATAAAATTAGCGCATACATCCCGTGTGATTTTTTCACCCCCCTT